CTTACCAAACTTCATTTTCTTCAGCATTTTCAAGTTCTTGGCTTTCTTACCAAACTTCATTTTCTTCAGCATTTTCAAGTTCTTGGCTTTCTTACCAAAAGCAGTTAAACGTCTTTTAATTTCTTCGGGTTTGTGATGTTTGACCCCTTTGACTTCTCTCACCCCGATAGACTTTTTACCCTTTGTCTTTTCAAGTTTTTTGTTTCTGGACGAAGCATAACGTAAAGCAGTATCTTTGTCTTCGTAACATTTAAAGTCACTAGGTATAAGAGTTCCATCAGCATAAGTTCTTTCTAGTCTACCGTGTTTGGATTTCTTAAAACATTCTTTTACATGCCATGTTTTGTCATGTTCATGTTGAACAAGAACCCAGAAAATAGATTCTTTCTTCAAACCAGAAGGGAGATTTCCAGTAGCGGAATCCATGTCATCGTAAACAGTGACGGTATCTCTTAATCTAACCCATTCATCTTTGGAAACTTCAACGTAGTTTCCTTTGAAACCTTTTTTCTTATGTACTTCTAGTATTCTAGGTGTTTGGTTTCTTTGTTTGAAAATAGCATAACCTTCTATCTTTTCATTTATCGAGTTTTTGTCTGTCATTATAATGTTAATATTTATTTTTTTTGCGTATTTTTAAAATTTTTAAAAATAATTTATATTATTAAATGTCTGTCGATCACAATCTCCCACTAGCAAGATCAGAATTCACTAATCACCTGTATCATTTCATGAATCCTTTGATTTTTGAGGGTTTCAATTCAATATATTCTGACGCACAAGAATTATGCGAAAAGAACAAAAAGAAAAACGAAACACTGAAATACTTTCAGATATTTCTAAAACAAATTCCTGGATGGAATGCTACAGTACTCGACAGAGAGACAGAACGAATAAAGAAGGAATGCCCGTTTATCATGAAGATAGTTACAGCTATTTTCACAAGTTATGTCAAAATTCTGTCATCGATAAGAATACGTGGAAAAAACTCAAACATCAAAATCAAAATTCCTATGTGTGATCTATTCATACATTCTGTGTATATTAACTCTGCAAAAGTTGTTTTCTACGAACCTAAACTTTTTAAGGATAATGTTGATCAACAAACAAGGTCAGACAATGCCAAACGCGTCAATTGTATTATCGAACGTGCAATCGATGAAACGATTTCTTCTCTTATACCAATTGAAAACATATTACAAGAATATATAGGTAACATATACGACGACGAGAAAGTTGAAAATGACATCGATAGCAAAGAAAGTGACAGTAACAGTGAAACTACTGAAGACAGTGAAACCGAATCGGAAAAGATTATAAGTTTCGGTAACAGGCTCTCCTCTCAACAGGATCCTTTTAATAATTCTAAAGAAATCAGATTAACAGGTGAGGGTGACATTGACAGCGAAACTACTGGCGACGTCGATAACGAAGAAGATGTTGATAGTACTGGCGACGTCGATAACGAAGAAGATGTTGATAGTACTGGCGACGTCGATAACGAAGAGGACGTTACTGGCGACGTTGATAGTGTCGATAAAGAGACACTGGCCGAAACAACTCAACAGAACCCTCCAGTTCTACACGTTCCACAGTACCCTCCAGTTACACACGTTCCACAGTACCCTCAAGTTCCACAGTACCTTCCTACTCCTCCTGCTCAACAGTACACTCCTACTCCTCCTGCGCAACAGTACCCTCCTGCTCCTCCTGCTCAACAGTACCCTCCTGCTCCTCCTGCTCAACAGTACCCTCCTGCTCAACCGTATATAACAGGACATAAAGCACGTCAACAGTATCCAAGGTTTTTCTGATCTAATACATATTTAAAAATTCGTTTTTTTTTCATTTTTTTAATTATTTGTATCTACTATAAAAATGATATTTGTTATCGTACTTTCTGTCTTGTCAGTGCTTATTTTGTATATGACAAGAAAGAAAATCGAATATAGTCTTCCAGCGACCATTATCGTATACCTTGTTTCTGTTTATTTTTACCTAAAAGGAAACATTAATACGGATGTATTGTTAGATGACCATAAGTTTTTTGATTAATATCATGCGTTAATTGGTGTAAAAAAAAATCAATGTACAAATCAGAATGGAGTTAAACTTGAAGAAATTTAATCCAAAATTAATGGAAAAAAGAAGAAGAGATCCAAATATTGGTCCTCCTACTATAGTAGTCATCGGTAAAAGAGGATGCGGTAAATCTCAGTTGGTTGCAGATCTACTTTATCATTTTCGTAAAGTTCCAACTGGTTTAATTATGTCTGGAACAGAAGCAGGGTGTGAATTTTTCGGTAAAATGTTTCCAGCCTCTTTTATATATGAAGACTATAATGCTGCTAAGGTATCTGAAATTCTGGAAGAACAACGGAAACTTACTAAGATGTCAAACGGTGATACAAAAAACATGGATAAAACTGCTTTGTTATTACTTGAGGATTGTATGTACGATAAAAAACAAATGAAAAGCAAAGATATCCGTGGTATATTCATGAACGGAAGACACTGGAAGGTGTTATTTATACTAACTATGCAGTATTGTATGGATATTCTTCCAGAATTACGATCAAACATAGATTATGTCTTTGTTCTAAGAGAACAATTTCAGAATATACGTAAGAGACTGTATGAGAATTTCTTTGGAATCATTCCTACATTTGAGGCATTTAATGAAATCATGGATGTTGTAACGGACAATTTTGGATGTTTAGTACTTGATAATACTTCTAGGAGTAATAAAATAGAAGATTGTGTTTTTTGGTATAAAGCAAAATACCCAATCAGAGAATGTAAAGTAGGGTCCAAAGAACTTTGGGAGTATCATAAAAAAAATTATAGGGAAAAAGGAAGCACTGATGTTACAACAGTCAAGAAAAAAAGTAATATTCATGTAAAGAAGATAAAGAACTGAAAGACAACTGCAGGTCAACTGAAAGACAACTGCAGGTCAACTGAAAGACAACTGCAGGTCAACTGAAAGACAACTGAAAGACAACTGCAGGTCAACTGAAAGACAACTGAAAGACAACTGCAGGTCAACTGCAGGTCAACTGCAGGTCAACTGAAAGACAACTGAAAAAACAATGAATCATTTTTTTTTCAGAATTCTTTTTTAAAAATAAACTACACTTTAAACTACTTTTTTTTGGGATTGGTTGGTATTGGTTGGTATTGATTGGTATTGTTTTACTTTTTATGTTCTTTGATCAGCTTAACATTCTCGACGGCAACGTAAGAAGAAAGACCGAAAACCGAAAGGAAGAAAGCACCCATAAATGCATGCTTAGCCTTGTCGTTCATCGAGAAACTAGTCATAACATCCCTGAAATGACTAAAACTGGCCATTCCGGAAGGGTATAACATTAGAGCGACAAGTACAACTGTAACACTCATAAGGAATAACTGATTGTCCATTTTTATAATTAAAGAAAATAAAAAAAATTGCAATAATTAATTGCAATAATTAATTGCAATAATTAATTGCAATAATTAATTGCAATAATTAATTGCAATAATTTACATCAATTCTTCAATAACGTCTGAAGCTTTTGTTTGGTCTTTGTTTTCCTCTAACGTAAATGCTGGCAATTTCTGTTGATCAGTAAAAGGTGTCTTGTTAAGTGAAGAAAGTACCTCTTTGTTTCTGTTATATTGGTTTATATCAGGATTTTGCTTTAATTTTTCCTTTCGAGTATCGAAAACTTCTTTAGATCTGTATTTCTCTTTTTTGTGCTCCGAGATAAGTTCGTTTAGTTTATCGTCGTGGTATTCCTGATCCTCGATACAGTTTGGATCCGGTGGGACAACTGCCCAGCTATACATCTCTAGAATGTATATATCATAATACTTATTCTCCTCTAGTTTTCCTAGGCGTTTCAAATGTTCCTTCGCCGTTTTCTGACAAGGAAAAGCACCATGAATCTTCATTCCAAAAATATCTGTTTTCTGTGCACATGATTTACCCACGAATGAAACAAGAACCCATTCCTGATTAGGAACAGTGATTGTACTTTTTTCCAATTCTAATTCCTTATCGTGTTCACTCTCAAATTTGTCATCAGCTTTCTTGTGTGCGTCTTTTAGTTCAACATCGGAAAGAGCATCAACTGCATCAAAATGGGAAGGAGGAACATTTTGGCGTTTCATTTGTTAATTAATAGTTAGTAGTGTATTTCTTTAAATTGTTTTATACAGAAGGTTTGTAAACCCATCCTACTTCTTCTGTAATTGCTTTCCAAATTCTATCCTGCATGATGAGTTTCTCCCTTGATTTTAATAATTTAAATGATGGAAGAAATTCTAATGCTTCTGGTTCATTTTCCCCGATAATCCTAAGCATTTTATTGATCGTATAAGAATACGAAAGAAAATTAGTTCGATCTGGGCATTTGCTCTTATGCTTCTCGAAAGGTTCTTGTATGATATTAAACATAACTCTAAGCTTTTCTTCTAGCTCTTTTGACATCTTAGGTGGTTTCTTGCCTGTAAGTATACATATAATTCGATTTACGTTATCGTAATAAGAAGTAATGTTCAGTTTTTTCAGTATACTTTTTATCAAAGAAGCGTTCAAACCGTTTGTATTTGTAATTTGTCTCTTCTTCAGTTCTAGAATGATACTATCAACTATTGGTCTGGGAATATTCTTACTTTCTTTTGCCTGAAATCTTCTGATATGGTCTTCAAAGTGGTTGTGACGTTTATAAGAATATGGGGTAACAATTTCGACACGGTCTGTCCATTCTTCGTTAGTAGTGTCAGTATAATGTCTTGTAATTCCACATTCTTCACACACGATTATGGATTCTGAGTCATTTACTTTCATGTAGCTGTTACAGTTTTTACAAATAAAGTCTTCCTCTTTCTTGTTTCTATTGAACACACCCTGGCCTGTTTTTTCTAAATATTCATCCATGAGTGATCCTCTTGTTTGTACACCTTTGAAGCTTACAAAATTTGTTATATTATTGTTTTGGTACTTATCAGAATCTCTCGTTTTATAAGAATTTTCCGAGATTTTTAAAAGTATCTGATTTGCATCCAATAAATACTTTGATAACCCAGACTGTGATTCCATGTCTTCAATTTCTTTTAATAGTTCTTTTATCTCGTTATCCAGATCCATGTACAACGAAACCTGTTTCCAGTCATTCTTATCTATCTCGGATAAAGATTTTTTTTTCGTCGATAATAAAACCTTCTTTTCTGGTAAAGTTTTATAGTAATTCAAAAACTCATCAACTTTTTTGGAATGTAGTTCATTCACAGTTGAACGGTGTTCAGTTTCCTTTTTTTTAATTGGTTTACTAGATTTCATTGAATTTATGTAATAACTATTCTTTAACTTTATTTTATTTTTTAATTTGTATAATGAAATCCATTTACCAAAAAAAAGGATCACTTAGAGAAATTTTTTTCAGTGAATATAACATAAATTATCTTCAAATGAGAATTATAAATGAAACCAAAAAAATTACAGGATATACAATTGGAAAACAGAACGAGGATTCTCTTGTTATTATAATGAGTAATATATACGAATACGCTACAAGTGCTCCGAATAATATGGGATTGACAGACACTTTGTATAGACTCAACCAAGCTGTTTTACAGAAATGTGTAAGACAATGTGTGTCTGGTGTAAATATGTATATCCAATATACAAAAGACGCTTCGATGTTACCTGTTCCTCTAGCCCACCCTGTTAAACCTAGAATTGAGAAAATATTGTCGTAGGGTTTTTAAAAAAAAAACCAATGTACTAACTAATGAAAATAAACGTCAATACATTCAACAAAAACCTTTTGAAAATTCAAAATCCAATTAAAACAAAAATCGGATATAATGCGACCTTAAAATATGGAGACGAAGATTTTACTTTCCAAATGCCGATATGCAAAATCGTGGAAATCGATCACGATAAATATTATAAAATTCAAATTCCTTACAGAAATACTAAACATTATGAATTTATGAATAATGTTGAAGAGAAAGTAATAAATTTTGTATATGAAATGTCTCCTTTTATAAGTACTTTGGACAATGATATTTTAAATATTAAAATGAATCCAAAGACACTTATATTTGACACGAACAAGAATCAAATTACAAAATATGAATTAAACGTTGGGGATAAAATCATTTGCATTGTAGATACAAAAGGGATATGGATCGATGATGTATCGTGTACATTACGATGGAATTCACTTGAGATCATGAAAATGAAAAGTACTTAAGAAAATACATATATTTGTATTATAAGAAGCTACACTATTCACGATGAGTACCGAGAACATTCTTCTTACGAAAAACATTGAACCAAATCTAATTAAACTTGGGGATCAAAAGGGTAATTATATTAACGTATATTATCCAGATGAATCCGAGACAGAGTATGTTAAATTTAAGATCCAAACTCCAAAAATGAAAATCCCTTGGGTTCCAAAGGAAATGAAGAGTAAACAGGGTAGGGTATTTTCACTCAATTTTACTGTCTCTACTGATGAGATTGGTTCTGAAAAGAATAAATCGACAATTGAACTTTTTAGGAACAAGATTTATCAAATTGAATCGGTGATCAAAGATAAACTCCCTGATGAATTCAAACAGAAAACTTTCACTAGTTCTCTTTGGCAAGGAACTAATCTGGATTATAAACCTACTATGAAACTATCCATTCCTTGTTTTAAAGATAATATTCCATCTGTTATTGTTTATGCACAAGATGGATCTGAATTGAAGATTGAAGATGTAACTCAACGTAGTATTTGTACTTTTATTATTAGCATTCATAGTGTATGGAGCAATGTCGATAAAGTTGGATTGAATTGGAATATTGAACAGATCACTGTATGGGATAACAGAATGGCATTGAAAGTTAATACACCTAAGACTATTAAAATGAGAACTGAGTCAGATTAATTTACGCGTAAACGAATCGAAAAAAAAAAAAAATACAATTTTCAAATGAAGGTTTTAACTGTTGAAGAAGCTTCACTTGAAAATTTATCAATTAGTGTACCTGAAAAAATAAAAGACGTACTATACTTCAATATCAAATACGAGTCCGAGTTTTTTTATCTACAGACGTCTAAAATGTATACATCGGTTGAAGATAATAAAATTTATCTTATTTTCGACAATAAAAAATCAGGAGATCTTCTTAGAAGTTTTTATAATACTTTTAGGAACATAGAGAATAAAATTTGCGAATTGGTATCAAGTGGTTCAGAAACTTGGTTTTCAAAAAAAATGTCTGTGAACGATATTATAGGATTATTTAGAACTTCTTTGGTATTCCCACGAACACTAGATGATAAAATATCTTTGTGTTGTGATACGTCAAATGGTATAAACTTCGAAATATACAACCAGAAAAAGAAAAAGATCGATATAACAAAAATAAAACCGGACACAGAGGTAACTACATTATTGTTACCAAATGAGCTAGTGATAACAAGCACAAGTTGTTATATTATATGGGAAATTTCTCAAATGAAAGTATATCAGTGTTCCAAAAAAATTAAAGGGTATGGTATTCGAGAGGAACGTGACACTGAAACTTTAAAGGAAACCGATATTCCGAATGACACTCAAAAAAACACTGATACCCCCAAAGAAATTGAACAGGATACACCATCGAAACCAGGAGTAACTTTTAAGGAATATATACAAGACTCAGGTAGTACATCAGATAAAAAATTAAATGTCAAATTAATGAATGGGGATTCAGAATCGGAGTCTGATTCCGATTAAATTAATCGTGATTTTTTATTGTTTTTTTTTTATTTACGTAGATTATAAAACAAATATGGATCAAATGAATTCGACACAAAGAAATTTAGCTTGGGGTGTTATTGTTGTACTTGTAATCGTTCTTGTAGTACTTGTTGGAATGAGTATGAATAGTAATTTCTCCCGTAAAATCTTAGGACTATTTGAGAGTTTCGAGGATACAGGTAATTTTAAGGACAGATATCAACAAGCCTTAGTAGCATCTGTTCCTACTGATGAACAACTGAAGACAGTTTCGAATCAGAAAGAACGTGCCGAAGAACTCCACCATACACCTAAACTACTCACTGCATCGGAAGGTATGTTTCATGCTGCTACTGTAGATTTTGGAAGTGAAAGAGCAGAAAAGGCGGTTCCTTCTCCCGACGGCATGTTCGTTTCTACTTCGCTTCTTCCTAAACCGGACGTACAGACATGGAACGGTGTTGACACACATGCTCTTGCAGCACAAGATTTCTTAGTACCTGGACAACAGTTCGGAACAGACACGGTTGCTAGTTCTAACAAAAACTCTAGCTACGATCTAAGAGAAACAATCCCTATCGAGATGAAAGTCGTCAGCCCGTGGCTACAATCTTCGATCACTCCAACTCTTTACAGAAGAGGAATCGCCTAAAAAATTTATAAATAAAAAAACACTTTGGAAACAACCGTAAGAAAAAAAATGTGCGGTAAAAAATGTCAACTGATTCTTTATCTGGCAACAGTGTTTCTAAAGACTGTCTTGTAAGAGGAAAATATCCTTGTATTTGTATGGGAAAAAGAAAATGTAAAAAAGAAGCCTACTGGAAATGGAAATTTACAGACTTTTGTGACAGACATCTTCCTTTTCAGGCTAGGATAATGTTCCTGTATAATGAATGGGAATATTCTAATACAGAATCTGATTCAGAATCCGATGATAAATCAGATTCTAAACCCGATTCAAATAATCATGAGTTAGAAGGCGATGTTGTCTCCTATTCAGACTATATTTCACAGTTTGGTCTCGACTTGGAATCTGGTTTTAAAACGGTGAACTAAATTATCGAGGCTAAATTGATAAGCCTCATTAAATCTATTTAAAAAAAGAAAGTAATTATAAAAAACAATGAGTGAGGAATTTAAAAACGACGTTCACGAATGGGATCGTATTAATAATCTCATTCGACAATATGAAGAAAATCTAAAGAGTCTTCGTGAAGAAAAGAAAAAAATTCAGGAATCAGCGATCGAGTATATGAGAAATAACGAAATTGATATTCTCAATATGGAAGATGGGAAGATTATATGTAAAAAAAGTAAAGTGAAAGTGAATTCTCTTACTAAGAAAAATTTAATTGATAAACTCCGGGAATTTTTCATCGTTAAAGAAAGATTTGATCCAGGTATTGCTCAAATGAAGGCTAATCTTATATCAGAATACATAGATACTCTTTCCGAATACAAGGAGTCTTATACTTTGTCAAGAACAAAGAAATCGTCTGCAAAATCAACTGTTTAAACAATAATTGAACTTTCAAGTGTAAATTGAACGTTCAATAATTGTAATCACTATAAGCTTTAGTCAAGCTTCACAATTTTTTTTTTTCAAGCGGTATTCGTCAAGCCATTGTTCAGATGCTTCATAAATACGAAAATACTTGCTATTTACACGTAATAAAAAGGTTAGGTGGAAAATGTGTTTTTTTTGTTTTAATTCGAGTACGCTAGACCACCCATTCCACTCATGATACGCAGAACGTTGTAGTTGACAGCGAAAACCGATAGGTGACCGCTGGATGTCGAGCTGAAGCAGTTGGGGTTTCCGGTCTGGCTGGGGTCCGAAAGCTTGTATATCAGCTGGGCGTTGTCAATACGCGACATATTGACAGTGCCCGACGGCTGGTGCTCCTCGGGGCGTAGGCCAAACGAATATACATAGATGTGCTTGCTGGGGATTCTGGTGTGGCATTTGTAGGGTTCAACCAGACGGAAATACGTAGCGGGTCTCATCGAGAAACGATCGTGGCCGTTGAGCTGAATATTGGCAGCCTGACGACCAGTGGATAGGATATCACCCGAGTAAGGGGCATTCTCCGTTTTACCAGCAGCGGCTGTGCTGAAATTGAACCAGTCATTAGTATCGAACGAGCCACCGTTGGGGGCAACAGCTGTCTGCTGAAGCACCCATACGATTTCCTTTACGGGGTGATTGAAGTTCATTCTATAGTTAAGCTGGGGGCCGCCCGTCTTGAGCGAGATCGACTCATTACCGGTATTCTGGAGCTGATCAATCAGGTACTCGTGCGACTCCTGAGCGAATCTTCGGCGCTCCTCTGTGTCGAGGTAAACATAGTCGACGAAAAGCTGAGCATGCGTGAACTTGATAGCCGATTGACCAGCGGCGGTAAGGCTCGAACGCGAAGCCTGGTCAGCAGTGACACGGGTATCACCATCGAAAAGAACTAGGCACTCGCTACGGGGTCTGAACTCCATATTGATCTTGACTTCGTGGAACTGAAGGGCGATAAGGGGAATCGAGAGACCAGGGTTACGGTTGAACCAGAACTGAAGGGGAACATAGTAAGTGTGAGCACCCGACGAATGCTCTACAAGGTTAGAGCTGGCAACGTCGCCAATCATCTCGCTATAGCCATCCGCCTTCTCAGCTGTCTGAGTGAGTTCATTCCAGATCTCGAGCCACACACCATAGTGCTTGTCAATGGGCTGGCCGCCAATCTCTACCTGAACGGACTTAATCATAGCGTGACCAATCGACTCACAATATCCAAGTCCAGCGTTAGCAATAGGAGCACCCGACGTTACAACATGAGCAGCAGCGCTGAGAGCCGGAAGTTCCACCTGAAGGAACATCTGGTTAATAAGATCACCATTTCTCGAAATAGTGCATGTTACACGCTTGCCGAAATCAGCCTCGCCCGAAAAGATCTGTTCGATGCTCTCCACGGCAAAGTTCGTGCAACGCCTGTACACTACCTTCCAGTACGTGATTTGAGGATTGCCTGTAAGATATATATCTTGCGCACCATAAGCAACTAGCTGCATTAATCCACCACCCATTTTTTACTGTATTGATAAAAAATATAAAAAAGTTGAGAAAATAACGAATTAAATTAATTAATTTGGAAAATTCATATAATTGTTTGAACATTCTAGAATCTCTAAGGATTTTGGAATTTTTGGAAGAAACGTTAATCTATTATAAGAACATATTAAAATTCTTAGATTCTCAGGTAACTGAGGAAGAATGATCATTTTACAATTTGAACAGTTTAATTCTTCCAAACTTTCTGGTAGAATTGGCAGTGTCATTAAATTTGTGCTATAACACCTTAAGATAACTAAATTAGAAGGTAAATTACTTAAATAAGGTATTTTTGATACAGAACAATTAAGGTATCTAAGATTCCGAGGATAAACTATATTTCTCTTTATTCTCAAGCATGTAAGAGTTTCTGGAAGAGTTTCTGGAAGAGTTTCTGGAAGAGTTTCTGGAAGAGTTTCTGGAAGAGTTTCTGTAAGAGTTTCTGGGATATTGCAGTGTATTTCGTTCGTACAAATGAGCATTTGTAAATTTGTAAACGATTGCAAATTTACATGATGATCGATCTCCATTTTTTTAATTAAATCGTGGTTGAAAAAACTAAGAGAACGGTAGTTAAATATGAAATTGTCGCCGATGAATTCAAGGATTCTTAACTGAACGTTCGAAGGAATTCTTAACTGAACGTTCGAAGGAATTCTTAACTGAACGTTCGAAGGAATTCTTAACTGAACGTTCGAAGAAATCTTTAGAGTATCCATGTTACTATATGTTTTTTTTAAATTCAAATTTATTATTACCTATTTTTTTAATTTCCCAACCTTCTTCTAATTTTTGATAAATAAATAAAAGCCTTAGTAGAAAATGTAAGTTTGGAACGACATCTGGGGGGTCATCCATTTATGATACATGATATAATTATATATTACTAAAATCCGCATTGTGTTTCACAAACAATTTCGATCGATGTTTCCAAAAAAGAAATTTTCGGAATCATCTTTATTCTTAAAATATGCTCCCCGTTGCATGATATTGTTAGAACCAATTGTATTCGTTAGAATCGCATCTGTAATGTTTGTATTTTCTAATATACAGTCTGTTAAATTTGATTCACGCAGGTCTACTCCAAGAAAACTAGCATTTCTCAAGTCCGCGCCTCGAAGATTGACGCCCCGCATAGATGCCTCGTCGAGAATCGAATCTCTGAGATCAGCGTTCGAAAGGTCGGCTCCATCCAACACGACTCCTCTGAGATCTGCTTTTCGGAGATCAGCAAATCGAAGATCAGCGTACATCATATCAGAATCACACACCTGAGCCGAATACATACTTACACCTATACAATTACAATTTACCATATCCGATTGCAGTAAATTCGCCCATGATAAATTACTATAATCAAGTATGGCGTTTGATAATTTAGCTCCCCTAAGATCGGCTAGTACCAGATTAACATTTCGAAGATCCTTTCCTTCAAAATTTGCATTCCTGAGATACATTAACCCTTTTTGTAGATGGTGTTTCATTCTAGAATATTAATTTTTGGGGAAAAAAATGGGGAATACCCGTCGTTAAAGAATCTATAGTAAATAGCTATCACAATAGCTAGAATTGCAAATAAAAAAATCCACCATTTGTAATTCATATTTTTAAATTTACAAAGGTATCCTTCAGAACAGTTTGTTTTTTCAAGTGGATCGTTTTTTTTTGGAGACAGATTCTTATTCAAGAAATAATCGTTAATAAGTGTATATAGATCTTCGTGTGTGTTGTGTATTTTTGAAAGTAAATTTGTATAGCTAATAATACAAGAAACTTTATCTTTAAGTGGAGATAACATCATACAATTAACAGTTTCTGAATCCTCTAACTGCGAACACATATTCACAATTGTTTCAAAAAACTCGTAAACTCCCCAGTTTTTTTGATGAGCAATTCCTTGATCGAATATAAATAAAAACAAATTACCTTCTTTTTCTCCGGATTTATTAATAGTAGAAAGTATTTCTTCGTTATTATCAGATAGAAATTTAATATAATTGTCCAGAAACTCATAATGTGTTTCAGCAAGAAAAGGTTCTTTGGTTAAAAGTTTGAAAAGGTTTTCACAGTTAGATAATAGCTCTGAAGAGCTATTTGATTCTTGTACAGCGGTATTATAAACAGCTAAAGGGATAGTTTCCACTTGGGTTGTTCCCAAAACCATCGTATAATGAATAAATAAATTTAAAATCAACTGTTTACGCGAAGATTTTATTCTGATATTGCCTTGATGTCCTGTATCCAAAGATCAGTTGGAGTTTTCGATACAAGATCTTTCAGATTTTTTTCTTCTTTATTAAAATCCAACTCAAGTTCTTTCATTTTTTCTTCGGTGAAAGATGAAATTTTCATAGATAGCAAATATTCATAATCATTATCAACTGTTGGAAATTTTAAAGTCTGTAACTGTAAAATAATTTGAGATTTTGGTATTCTAAAAACCTTTATGGTATCTTCTATGATTCCTTTTATAAATTTCAGTTTTGCATTAATCTCCAGTAGATTCTTTTCATACAATTCTTTCAAGTGATTGTACCTAATAATGTACAACTTCTTCCTCTGTTTGAAAAAGGAGTAAATAATTTCTTCGGGACCTGACACCGATATAAGTCTATTCTTGTGATCAAACACAGTCATATTGCTAGACTTGATCGTTGTAACTAACCCAAGTTCTTGTTCGACCGAATTATCTTTTATCATTTTATCTATTTGTATGGCAGACATGATAAGTGTGAAATCAATAGTGATTTCTGATGAATTATTTCTGAAATTATCAATTTTTCCAGCCTCGATGTATTTTTCCAAAAGTTCTTTGTAGTTTTCCGTCCACATTCCTATAGGAAGCTCAGATACTCGAATTTCTGTTCTTGTAACTCTCTTCCAAACTCCAAAAGAGTTAAAGTTTCCACCGTGTTCTTTTTGAAAGATAGAACCCTTAAAGTTCTTATACCAAGGAATCATTTTTGGTATATCGTATTCTTCATCGTCTATGAGATTCAAAAGGATGTCTATAATAGTAGACGGGTTGTAACATGGAATGTCCGTACTATATCCAGTACCGATACCAGAAGTTCCGTTTACAAGTAACATAGGTATAACTGGCCAATAATACTCTGGTTCGATATTATACCCGTCCTCATTTAGGTACACAAGTAATGGATCGTCTTCCTTCATAAATATTTTTCGTGTCAAGGGATTTAATTGTGTAGACACATAACGAGGACTAGCAGCGTCTGCTCCACCTTTCAATCTTGTACCGAGCTGACCAGACGGGTTCAAAAGATTTATGTTGTTGGATCCAACAAAATCATGATTCATTGCAATGATTGTCTCATTTAAACTTTTATCACCATGATGATAAGCAGTATGTTCTCCGATATAGCCTCTTATTTGATCAACTTTTATTTCATCTTTGATATTTTTCTTCAAACACCCATATAATACTTTTCTCTGTGATGGTTTCAAACCATCCATTATATTTGGAATCGATCTTATACAATCGGCAATACTAAAGAGAACGAATTCTTCATTAAAGAATTGGTTCAGAGAAACTTTTCTTAGTTTGTTGTCGAGGAATAGTTTCTTTCCGGTAGAATCCTGGATCCATTTCTTTCTATCATCAGGCCTATCTTTATTAAATGCAAGATCGATCGCTTCTATGTCTTCTGAAGTTTCTGCTGTAAAATATACCTGTTTTGAAGTTAAACCATCGAAACATTCTCTAGCCTCCTTTGCACTTGAAGTTCCCAATCCTTTGTAATATTTTACTTTCCATCCATTGTTTGTCTGTTTCCATGTTTCATATTCTGGAATATTGTAGAATATCTTCTGGGATGATCCCTTTGTGCATTTAACAATAGGTGTTTGCAAGCATGTTATAAAATCATCGTCTGTTATCAACAGAGGCCAGAAATGATGAAAGAAATTTATCAATAGACCCTTTATATGAGCACCATCCAAATCTTGATCGGTCAAGAGAAGAATTTTTCCATATCGCATGTCTTTCTTCATATCTTCCAGTGTCTTGTATGTCTTTCCATGTTGAAGACCTAGAATTGCCTTGAGATTGATGATCTCTTCATTTGATGATAATTGTTTCACAGTTGCGTGTCTTACATTCAATAATTTCCCCTTCAGAGGGAAAATACCAAACATATCCCTTCCAATTTTTCCAATTCCAGAAACAGCAAATGTCTTTGCACTATCTCCCTCTGTAAGAATGAGAGTGCATTCAGTTGAACGCTTTCCTCCGGCACAGTTTGCATCGTCCAATTTTGGAACATTCACTTTTAGTCTCTTTTTTCCGTCTGTAGCTGTCAATGCTTTGTTACTTTTTGCCTGAGCGATAGCTAGAATGTTTTTATCAATCCCTAGTTTAATGATATGTTTTATTTCTTCTTCTGTGATATCGCACCTAGAACCAAAATCTTGTACTCTTGATGTTAGTTCTTCTTTAGATTGACTGTTAAAATCTGGATTTTCAATAAGAGCGATCACGAAAATGAGCAGATTATCCTTGACATAATTTGGCTTAATCTCAATGTCTTTGTGTTTGGCTGACAGTTGATCAACAACTTTCTTGATGACAGGGCGAATTACATGCTCAACATGCGTTCCTCCCTTCAAAGTCGCGAGGCCATTCACGAAAGACACTTGAGTAAATTTATCAAATGGATTCAGAAGAAAAGCAACTTTCCACCTGGGGCGTTCAATAATAATTTTCTTGGTTTGTGTGTCTGGAATGTATAGATTTATATAACTGTCAAAACTCTTGATACCACATTTTACTCCATTGAATGTAAAATTCACTGTTTTTTCTGTGCAAGCACATAGATCTAAAGTTCTTTTTTCAAATACACTTATCATTTGTTGGTTGATTTTTTTCATTTCAAATCTTGATAAATCTGGATAAAATGTTATTTTAGTTCCATCTTTTTTCTGAGTAGATTTTATCGATGGAGGATTTATTACTCTGAGATTGTTTTCATATACTTGCTTGTACTCTTTTCCGGAACTCACAGTCTCGACAATAAACTTCAAAGAAAAAGCGGCAACGATCTTGGAACCATATCCATTTTTTCCACCTTTTAGTTTTTTCTCACTCTTGTCATAATTTGTACTGGTTTTGAAATTAGCAAATATTAGCTCTGGAATGTATACACCATACTTAGGGTGTTTTTCAATTGGAATACCAGGTCCATTGTTATAAATGGAAATATATTCTTCGGTGACAATAATGTCGATCTTTGTGGTTTCCTTATTCTCCCTAGACTGGTCACAGCTGTTCGTAGCTATCTCGTCGAAGAGTTTCAGAAAAGCAGGAACATACTCGATATTTTTTTCGGAAATTCCAACTGTTTCCGAAGAAGAAACCTTCTTTTCCGAAGAAGAATCCTTCTTTTCCGAAGAAGAATCCTTCTTTTCCGAAGAAGAATCCTTCTTATCAAGAAGCCAAAGAGAATCGATTGTCTTTTGAATCGATCCTACATACATACCAGGGCATGTCAAGACATGTTCAGCATCTGTCAATTTCTGATACTTCTTGGCTAAATCAGTTGATCCCATTGGTGTTTTTTCCATTTTATTTAATGGATTATTTTTTTATATAGTATAATTATAATGAAATCGAAAACACAACACTTGACACGTTACCGTAGAATGCTTTTTGGAACAAATGGCTCTGATCGTACGATTATGAGCAATATTAGTGATACTTCTAGCTCTAGTAACTCAAACGATACAATTGGTTCTGTTAGTTACCTATATCCAATAAATATAGAAGGTATTTACGACGATACTAAATGTGATATGGTAATCATTAGACACAAGAAAAAAGAAATGATGGAAGATTTTTCTTTCTTTACAAGAGAACTGGGTATTTGTAATGACAAAATGGTGTCGTTTTCGAACTCGATCGCTGATTTAAATCTAATTAATTTGAATGCTACTGCACAACAACGAGTATCAATTCAAAGAGAAAAAAAAGAAATCAGATCGCTTAGAAATGAAATGAGAATAGTTATACAAAAGTTAAAAGATACTCTTGTTCAGCTTAAATGTGATTTGGTTATTATTTCTGAACACGAACAAGCGTGTATTTTGAAAGAGAGACTTCGCGTGCATTCGGAAATAAAAAATGTGACTATGCCGCGATCTAGAACACAATTTGGTAAAAGACACAGTTATAATTTTTACTAGTGTGTAAACTTAAATTTTATGAATTTTTTTTACACTGTTGAAATGATTTTGATTCAAAAGTGTAAAAAAAAGAACTTTTTATATATCGGTTTCTATTCCGCTATCTTCGTCATCTGTATCAATAGCTGTTTCAATTACTTCAGCTGTCACTATGTGTATCTTTTTGTATTTCCAGATATACACAAGTAATCGAAAACAAACCCAATTCTGACATATGAAATATATAAACAAAACTGTGTTGTTTTTACACACTGTATCCCTCCAGTAAATACAAAAATTGGATGTATCATCCGGTGAGCAATTTCCTTCTTCTAGGCATACTTCTTCACGTATAATAAACCTATAGAAAAATTTATTATATTCGTTTACTAGAGTATAAAGTATAACATAAGCTGTAATTATTTTATCAATTTTCCACATTGTACTATATACACGAAAGACTCTTTCTTTATACTGTTTTTTCAAGAAGCTCTTCAGGTATCCCACCTTCTATCGAAAAAGATGTATCATTTTCAACCGTATTTGGAAAAATCCAAGATATTTTCTCCTGTTCGTTTATTTTTGTTCCAAATTCTGGAATAGTTCCAAGTGATTTATTTTCTTTCTTGGAAACGAATAGGATATTTTTTATTATAAATTCGTTATCTTGTAAAACAACATTCGCTCTAACGTCGGTTGATACGTTTCTCTTAACATTGTAAATTGTGAACTTTGCTTTGTACAACAATTTATTTTGAGGAATTTTATCCACTGTATTGTCTCTGTATACTTTTAATTTCGGATACATTATAACAATTTGTTCTTGTAAACCATTCGAAATTGTATCTTTTAAGAAATCCATTACTTTTTCATCATCTGTTAAATATATTTCAACTGGATTCACCATAGTGTTTGCAACTTTAGATTTCAGTTTATCGAAAAGTTTTTCCAGATTATCCAGGTATAAATTATTTTTTGGTATTCTTTCTTCTTTGTTTTGGAAATGCGATTTTTCGCATTCTTCAGGCTCTATTGGTTGTTCTATGTTTTTTACATTTTGTTTTGAAATGTATTTTTTTATGAGCCAGTAAACCATAGCTGTCGTAAGAAGGATAACCATAAGAACAATCAGAATTTGCATCTTTAATACTTCTAATTATTTTATTTTACATTTGTTTTAAATTGACATTTAAAAGATTGTTTTAAATTGACATTTAAAAGATTGTTTTAAATTGACATTTAAAAGATTGTTTTAAATTGACATTTAAAAG